CACTGTGGTGGTGGTTTTCCAACACCATTCACCTGCCTCGGTAGAAACAGAGGACGGTGGTCGTCAATCGTTGATAGACAGATGTCCTGGAACGCAGACGCAATCGAATAGATTGTGTGGTGCGGTCCAGGATCACTTAGCTTGAAGTACTCCTGGTCATGGCCCAACAGTGTAACTTTTCCTGTTGGATCTGACGAGAAGTCAATCCGGTCTTTCTGCGTTCCTATACACACCCTAATCTTGGGGGTGTCTAGGTACGGCAGAAGCAATGAATTCTTGAACCTATTTCCCCACTTCGTACTGTTGATGTTCGAAGTCGGGAGATGGAACCATTCCTCAGCGTATGTCCCCCAATCCGTCGTAGTAACGTCGTCTTGGGGGGACGCTTCATATCCAAGCGCTACTGCTGCTTCGAGATGATACTTCCCGTAAAGGAAGTTGTCACTGATAGCCGCTGTGTCATCTCCGTTTCCTTCCTCTTTCGAAAGGCAACCGAGCATGTACCGCGCATACCGATCAGCGATCGGATGCGCGAGCGACAAATTCGTTTTCGTGAGGGGATCGCCCATCGGTATACCGTTAACCAGTGTACCGACGCACTTTCCCCTCAACATCAGCTTCTTGGGGCCTAGCCAGTACCTCTTGACAACGTCAAGAGAGTACTGGTCTAGGCCCGCTTTTTCTAGAAGTCGCCCGGTCACTCTCCACCCCATTTCTGGTGTGGGAGCATCTGTGGCCTTTGCCCAATCAGAGGTGTAGAGGTATATTGGATCTTTGGAATCAAAGATCCAGTTCACCCCACCCCTGTCATTCGGTTGTCTGACAATTTTCTCAATGAACCGCCAACCAAGGCGAGATGCCTTGAGTCCGGATCTGAGATTGTCGAGCTGTTTGATCAGATGGAGTGTGATGTGGCTAAACGGTTGTAGAGCCACATCCTTCCAAAAGCTTCCTGACGTGACCACTCGCGCCTTTCCGTTTTCACGGACAGCCGCGACGTTCACTTCCATGACTGAACTGTCGCCCGATAGCAGCTTTTCAGCTGCTTCGGGCCACAGCCATTTTCCAAGGGTGCCTGGAATTCCCTCTTTCAGCGGTGGTATTACTACCTCCGCATCACGAACGAGAGTCTTCAGGTATCCAAATTTGCCTTCATTTGCCCGTGAGCTCTCTCTGCATGCAGAGGTGCTCATGGACATCTTGAATTCTGGATTGGTGCCGAGGTAGGGTTTG